ACAGCGGCGAATGCAGGTAAATTATACAGAGTCACATCACAACGTGACCTTGTTACTTTATATGGTAACCCATTCTTTTACACAGCATCAAACGGTACTCCGTTACAAGGCTATGAATTAAATGAATATGGATTATTAGCGGCATACTCTGCACTTGGTATTTCAAATCAAGTATTTGTTTTAAGAGCAGACGTTGACTTAGCAAGTTTAGTAGGATCAACAGGTCGTCCAACAGGGGCACCTCAAAACGGTTCGTTTTGGTTAAACACAACTTCTTCTACATGGGGAATCAATGAGTTTAATTCAACAACAGGAGCATTTACAGCAAAAGCACCAATCGTTATCTCTGACTCTACTTTAGTGTCAGTAGGTACACCTCTACAATCAGTAGGAAACATCGGTGACTATGCAGTAGTTGCAATCCCTAATTACAGAAACCCTAACAACGACAATGCACCTACATATTGGTACAAGAATCGTCAGAACACATGGGTTGGTTTAGATTCAGAAGATTGGTTTAAGGCATGGCCTTCAATCACAGCACCTACATCTAATCCTACATTAACACAAGGTGATACAATTGACCTGATCGTTAATGGTACAAACTTAGCACAACTTACTGTATCAGCGGCTCCTAACAATACTATTTCTCAGTTAGCGGCAGATATTAACTCATTAGGTTGGGAATATGTTTCAGCGGCAGTAATTGATAATAAACTTGAAATTTATTCTTCACAGACAGGTGGAGATCAAGGTACTCCTGAGCAACCATTCTACATTAGACTTGCTAACGCAACAGGTACTATCTTTACTGACTTAGGATTTACAGGTACTAACGTAACTGGCTTCCAGCCAAGAGCATTATATGGTACATCTGCTCAACAGCCATTATGGCAATCAGGACAGGCTCAGCCTGCTCCAACTGGTTCTGTATGGATTAAGGTTGACGGAACAGGATTACAACCAGTAATTGCTGAATATGATTCTACATCATCTTCATACATTCCTAAGACACCTACTTTTGCAGACTCTGATTGGGCACAAATCTATTCAGCAGACTCAACAGGTGGACAAGCAATTCCAGCAGGAAGTGTTTATGCACAATATGGATTTAACGGTGAGTACACAGCGGCTCCAGTATACTACTTCTATAGAATAGCAACTGGCGCAACAGTAGTTAACGGTACAAACACTGCACCAGACTTTACTTCAGGACCATATGTAGCAAGAGTTCAAATTTCAACTCCAGGTTCATCTACATTAAGTAGCCCTTATACATTTAACTTAGGTGATGCTACTGATGCATCTGACTTTGTAACTGCATGGTCAGCGGCGAACATTCCTTACACTTCAGCAAGTGTAAACGATGATGGTTCAATTCAAATTCAACACACTTCAGGTGGTGTTATAATCTTAGATGATTTTGATAACAACACAGGTATTTCAAGTGGTTTATTTGCAGAAGCAGGATTTACTGTTAACACAGCAGGTTGTAAGACTGGACCATTTAGAGATGACATCGGGTTTCAACCTGTACAGGATTCTTCATCAGGCGCAGGTACTGGTTTATCAATCCAAGTAACTAATGATTATGGTTACTATGACTTTGATCCAGATGCAGTAGTAAACGGTGGTACAGGTCATGCTGTAGGTGACGTAGTTACTTTCTTAGGTACAGACTTAGGCGGTGCTTCACCAGCAAATGATTTACAAGTAAAAGTCACAAGTGTTACAGCAGGTGTTGTTACATCTTATACTTTAAGCACAGGTACTGGCGCAGATGCGTTCACAACTCAGTTATCTAACTGGAGAGAGTTCTCATTAACTACTACAGGCGCTGATTCATTAACAGCAAATGAAGGTGCACCAACTGCAATACCTAGCAACATGACTAACTGGTACTACTCATCAACTGATCAAGTAGACATTATGATCAATTATGACGGTGGATGGAAGGGTTATAGCCAACAAGGTTATGATTCAAACGGATTACCTAGCCCATCAGTCGTAAATGCAACTGATCCAGCAGGACCTTTAGTATCTGCTAGTGAGCCTACACTTCAAAGTGACGGCTCACCATTAGTATACGGTGATCTTTGGTTAGATACTTCTGACTTAGAGAACTATCCGTTACTATACAGATGGCAGTCAGTTCCAGCAACAGGTGGCGGTAGTGCTACTGATAAGTGGGTCTTAATCGACAACTCTGATCAAACTACACCACAAGGTATCTTATTTAAAGATGCACGTTGGGCAACTAACGGAACAACTAACCCTGCAAATGATCCGATACCAACTATCAAATCATTGTTAGGAAGTGATTACTTAGATATTGATGCTCCTTTATCAGGTAACTACCCACAAGGTATGTTGCTTTGGAACACAAGACGTTCTTCATACAACGTTAAGCAGTATCGTGTAAACTACTTTAACAGTGACAGATTCCCATCTGATACTTTACCAGTACAAAAAGATGCATGGGTATCTGCTTCAGGCGATGCGTCTGACGGTTCAATGAACGCAGGTCGTAAAGCACAAAGATCAATGGTAACACAAGCATTACGTTCAGCAATTGACTCTAACGTTGCAATTAGAGATGAAGATAACTACTTCAACTTACAAGCAACTCCAGGTTATCCTGAACTACAGCCTAACATGATAGCATTGAACTCTGATAGAGGTGAGACTTCTTACATTGTTGGTGATACACCAATGAGATTGAAAGATGATGCAACTGAAATTCAGGCTTGGGCAACTAACGCCGCAGGTGCAACAACTACAGGTGAAGACGGACTTGTAAGTAGAAATACTTATATGGGTCTGTTCTATCCATCAGGTATCACTAGTGATCTATCAGGTAACTTAGTTGCTGTTCCATCATCACACATGATGACAAGAACTATGTTGCGTAATGACAATATTGCTTATCCTTGGTTAGCACCAGCAGGTACTAGACGTGTATGTTACGTAATGACAATATTGCTTATCCTTGGTTAGCACCAGCAGGTACTAGACGTGGTATAATCGATAATGCTACAAGCATTGGTTACATTGATGCAGAAGGCGAATTTAATTCAATCAGAACACGTATTGGTATTAGAGATGTATTATATACAAACTTTATTAACCCAATGGTATTCTTTACAGGTAACGGATTATTGAACTATGGTAACAAAACTTCATTTAATTCTTCATCTGCATTAGATAGAGTTAACGTAGCACGTTTAATTGCTTACATACGTAGACAATTAATATTAGCCGCAAGACCATTTGTCTTTGAACCTAATGACCCTCAAACAAGAAAGTCTATTAAAGCAGTAGTAGAAACATTGTTCCAGGATCTAGTTTCAAAACGAGGATTATATGACTACTCAGTAGTCTGTGATGATTCTAACAACACTCCAGCAAGAATTGATCGAAATGAACTTTGGATTGACATGTGATGATTCTAACAACACTCCAGCAAGAATTGATCGAAATGAACTTTGGATTGACATAGCAGTAGAGCCCGTGAAAGCCGCTGAGTTTATCTACGTTCCGGTCAGAATATTCAACACTGGTGAGTTATCAGGATCTTAATAAAAAAGATATACAGAGAGGCTTCGGCCTCTCTGAATTAAAAAGATAAATATATATTAAGATATATTAAAACAGGAGATTAACAATGGCAACAGCCTCAGATACATTAGCAAAACTTTCGGTACAACCTGAGGGAGGTGCTAACCAAAACTTGTTGATGCCAAAACTTCAATATAGATTCCGTGTGAACTTTATTAATTTTGGTTTTGACGATGATTCTTCACTTATACTTACAAGACAAGTTGTAGATTGTGCGAGACCACAAGTTCAGTTTGATGAAATCACAATGAACGTGTATAACTCACGTGTCTATCTTGCTGGTAAGCACACATGGCAAACACTTGCAATTAACGTCAGAGACGATGCTTCTGGTAATGTATCAAAAGCAGTCGGTGCACAGTTACAACGTCAATTAGATTTCTATGAGCAGTCTTCAGCGGCAGCCGGTTCTGATTATAAATTCAGTACTGAAATTCAAATCTTAGACGGTGGTAATGGCATCTCTACACCAACAGTATTAGAAAACTGGTCATTAGCAGGTTGTTATTTACAACAAGCAAACTATCAGACACTAAACTATGGTACATCTGATGCAGTTACTATTGCAATGACTTTACGTTACGATAACGCAATCCAGACAAATGCTGGTGGTGATATCAACGGCGTACCAGGTGCTGGTGTAGGACAATCAGGGTTACAGACTTTCCCAAGTAATACTAATAACTCAACATAAGTACAGACTTAGATTAAATAAGAAAGCCGGTTTCGACCGGTTTTTTTATGGGTTTATTGTTTAGATAAATACTCTTATAGGAGAAAATTAATATGGCTTCAGGTGCCGTCGACAGAATTGTAGATTCAGTAAAGACTGGAATACTAGATCAGTTAACTGGTCGAGTATACTTACGTGATTGGCAACATGCGGCTAAAACATTTTTACCTGGTGGATATGGTAACGCAGGCAAAGTTAAATTTGAGTTTCATACTTATTTTTCTATTAACGAAGCCGCTTATGCCCCACCAACAGGACAAAACTACGGTTTATTAGTCAAACAAGTTAAGTTACCTACATTTAATATGGAAGTACAAGAAATGAATCAATATAATAGAAAACGTTTGATTCAATCAAAAATTAAATATCAACCAATTGATATTACATTCCATGATGATAACATGTCACAAGTCACTGCAATGTGGGACGCATACTATAGATACAATTATGCAGATTCCTGGAACCCTACAATTAGTAGATTTACAGAAGGATCATCTAGTGGCTCAACTAAGAATTACAACAGACGTAACATTTATGATCCATCAATATCAGGTGATACTGAATATGGTTATAGAGGAGATGTTAGAGGGGCGCCTGGATCACCACAAGAAACATCAGGAGAAAAAGTTCCGTTCTTTAATAACATTACTATATATGGTATGTGGGCAGGAAACTTTATTGCTTACACATTAATTAATCCAGTTCTCACATCATTTGACCATGATACATATGATTATGCAGACGGTGCTGGCACGATGCAAAATAGAATGACTATAGATTATGAAACTGTTCTTTATAACACAGGTGAAATTGGAGAAAAAAGAGAAGACGGTACACGTGAGTTAACTGGTGATCTAGTTGAAGGTTTCGGAGCAGATGCAAATTATGATAACAGAGAAAGTCCTTTAGAACAAGGTGGTAGTAATATAGGTGATATTTTTAAAAATATGAAATCTCTTGCAGGAGAGGATGAGAGTCTACTAGAAAAAGCAAGAACTCTAGGACAACTATATGACGGTGGTTTAGATACTGTTGTTGATAGTGCGAAAAAAGCAGTAACTGAAGGATTAACTGAAACAGTTCTTAACAAATTAGGATTAGGACCTGAAGCAGATACAAGTGCCTTTTTCCCGACAAATGCGGCATCTCCTGAGATGACTCAATTTAATAATCAAAGTTCATTCTCATCTAATGGACAACCTGTAGCACCCGACCCAGCAGACCCATCACCTGCTGGCATGCAAACTAGTGGAATGTAATGACTATACAAGTAACAAAACAAGAAAACACAATAAGAATCTTTGATAGTTTTTATGCACAAGATTTAAAAGTAAATGCGGCAGAATGGGACGCAGTTTATTCTTATTTTTTAGGAGTAATAAAAGGAAATCCTGAATCAGAAAGAACACAACAAACTGCTAGTCAATTTGCAACTGTATTGTTTAGAATTGCACAAGAAACAGGAACAAATATCAATATCTTTATGGATTACTTTAGAACTAATGTAGAAACTACATTACAAGTAAACACAGAAATGGCTTTTTATCTTAATTTATTAAAGTCAAAAACAGCATTGTATGGTGTATCCAACGTTCCTATTCCTAATCAAGCAGTACAACGTAACGTAGTACCTTAAGGTCAATCAATGCCTCGTAGAAAAAAATACGCACAGGGTATCTATACTGTAAAAAATCCAGAAAAATATGTAGGCAAAGGTAAGCCTAAGTATCGATCAGGCTGGGAACTTACATTTATGATTTTCTGTGATACTAATGACAAAATAATTAAATGGGCCAGTGAATCTATTGTTATTCCTTACTTACATCCTTTTAAAGGTAGAAGAACTAATTATATACCAGACTTTTTTATTGTTTACCAAGACAAATACGGAAGAACAAATGCCGAATTGATAGAAATCAAACCTAAAGCAGAAAGCATTATAACAGAAAAAGTTAAAAATGCAAGACAACAAGCAGTCATTGCAATCAATCATGCTAAATGGAAATCAGCACAAGCATTCTGTAAATCACAGGGTATTAAATTTAGAGTAGTTACAGAAGATGACCTTTTCTATAATGGACGAGGAAAGTAACTAAATAGATATATGACAAAGAAACTTGAAGAATTATTTGACTTAGCATCCAGTGATGAAAATGAACTGAATGAACCTATTCCTGGCGTAGCAGAAGAAGTTACTAAAGAAGCATTGAGTAACTTAGAAAAGATTGAAACTGCTTTGCCTACAGTTAGAGGACTAGAAGCATCAGACAGAGAAATGGATGAACTAAGTAAGAAAGCAGAAACTAGTTTCCAAGATTTAATGGACTTAGGAATGCAAGTAGATTCACGTTTCAGTGGTGACATTTTCAGTGTTGCTAGTAACATGCTCAATCATGCTATAACCGCTAAAACTGCTAAGTTAAACAAGAAATTAAAGATGATTGATTTACAATTAAAGAAAGCAACACTAGATCAACGTCAAGCAAAAATGGAAGAAAAAATAGACAATATACCTTTAGGGGACGGTGCTCAGAATTTAGATCGTAATGAATTACTACGAGTATTAACGTCAAAAAACACAGAGGAATGATAAATATATTATACGGGAACTATACAATATGAAAAGTTTAAAACATTACATTGCAGAGTCAGTCCACACTTATGATTGTACAATCAAAATTGCCGGTGACTGTAGCAAAAATTTCTTAGAGTTATTTAAGCATAACTTAAACAAGTTTGAGCCTAAGTCAATTAAAGGCCCAACATCAACACCGATTATGAAATCACCATATGGTTTCCCCAATCTTTCAAATGAGCAAGTACACATATTTAAATGTGAATTTGCATATCCAGTAACTGAGCCCATGGTTCAGCAACTAGCACAACTGCTAGGTCATAACGTTAATTACGTAAGAATGGTTAATACTGCATTTGATGAAGGTATTGACGAAGAAATGGTTGGTTATGAAAACGAAATGAAAGATTCACCTATTCTGCAACACGAAGAAATGAATGACAATGGAAAAGAAGCATCAGAAGAATACGGTGATAAGTACTTAGACAGTATACATAAACATGCAGAATACAAGAACGTTGGTAAAGTAGGTTTACCTCCTGATCAGAAGAACACTAAAGATTCTTTTGATCCTTGGAAGCCTTGGACTGATGATTCAATTAAAGGTCAAAAGAGTCCAATGACTGACGTTAAAAGAGGACCCAAGCCTGAAACATCAGCAGGGTACTAAAGGATAATATTATGGATTTTAAAGACATCTTAAACAAGTTTGAAGAAGTAACTAAAGACGAAGATAACAAGTTATTAGGTGAAAAACAAACAACTCGACCTAGTAATATGTTGACTGAATCAGCAGAGACTGTTGAAGTTGTCGAAGGCGTTAAAGTACCATCTCTTAAGAATGTCTTTGAAGAACTTTCACTAGAGCCAGCACAGCCTGGTGCTCAAGTCATTCAAAAAGACGGTCAAGCAATTGGATCAGTTTCAAACCCAACAGTTGCATCTCAAATGAAACAAGCAATGGACAAGGGCGAACTCACAATTGGTGAAGAAGAAATCCAAGAAGCAAAAGATTGGATCTCAGGCGCAATTAAAAATCCAGGTGCTTTTTCAGCAAAAGCAAAAAGACATGGTATGTCTACTAAAGAATTTGCAAATCATGTTTTATCACATAAAGATGATTTCCCAGCAAAAACAGAAAAACAAGCAAATCTTGCTAAAACATTAGGCAAGATGAAAGAGGGTGAAATGCCCCCACAAGGTCCAGGTCAAGCATCTCCCTTAACATTTGAAGAAGGTGCTCAATATCCAGCAGACGATGGATCACCTAATTCAACTAATGATGAGAAAGGGAATGCGGCCGCTAATGCGGCACTAGCCGCTAATGATGCCGACACTCCTCAACTTGTTAAAGAGAAGACTTTTGCAGAAAGTACAGAGAGTACTTTACCTAGCATTTCACGTGTTAAAGAGATGTGTAATGAAGGTTTGTCAGCAAAAGATATAAAACAACTGCACCCTAAGTGCAACCAACAAGAACTTAATATTATGATTAAAAATACTAAAACAAACTTAAAAGAAGGCGCAGACCACATTCTGAAAGCCGCGAAACACATGGGTCATGCTCATGGTTTATGTAAAGGATCGTATGCATGTCCGCATGATGAAGGTTCTGAAGGTGCAAAAGCATACCACGAAGGTTATAAAAGAGGCCTAGATGAAGCATGTGGCATGGGAATCAAAAATGATCCTATCGTAGGTATGGAAGAAGGATTGCCGGGAGCAGTAGCAGGAGCATACTTAGGTGGTAAAACAGCAGGTATTCCTGGAGCAGTAGCAGGCGGTGCATTAGGACATTTAGCAACTAAAGATCATGCTAACGAAGGCGAAGGCGAAGTCGTAGATACTATGGCATCTTACGGTGCAATGGGCGAAGCAGAATCTTCACCAGACGGAAACGTTGGCGCAGATGATGACGGTGCTTATGACAAATATGACTGGGACGCACAAACTGTAGCACGTAAAGGCATTGATGAAGATGATATGGACGAAGGTAATGCATTCACAGGCGCCCTAGCAAAAGCAGATAAAGGCGAAAAATTTGCAGTAGGTGACAAAACATTTACAAAAACATCAGAAGCCGCTACATTAGAAGAAGATGAGTGGACTTTTGAGTCTTTAGATAAAGAATTAAACACACACTTAAATGAAAGTGTAGAAACAACAAAAGAAAAACTTGATGAAGGCTATACAATGTCTATTACTCAAGGCGAAATGAATCAGCCTGATAGAGTAAGTGTTAATGCAACAGATGCAGAAGCAGACAAGTTAATCAAGTTTGTTAAAGACGTAGGCTTAGGTAACTACGGTGATGCAGAAGTTTTAGATGCACCCGGTGAAGTTGCAGACGTATCATTCTATGGTAGCCCAGATCAAAGTGAGCAACCAATGAGTTCACATGATGACATGCTCAAGTTAATGGGTATTGTAGACGTAGATGGTGATTACGAAGACGAAGTAGAAGCACCAGGATCTTGCGGTTCGGATGATGTCTCGGTACAAGTAGATGACATGGAAGAAGGTTGCGGAGATAAAGCATACGAAGATCAAGGCTATAATGATAGAGAAGACGAACAACTTGGCATGAAAGATGGCAAAGAGTCTAGCAAAAAACAATCTTATGCTGATCGCAGAGATGATTCACGTGGAGACTTCGGTCACAGACACGGTGGACATTTAGAAGAAAAGCAAGGCTACGATGACGAAGAAGATGAGTCATTAGGCATGAGAACTGGCAAAGAATCAGGCAAGCATCAATCAATGAAAGATCGCAGAGATGATTCATATGGTAAGTTTGGAAAGAGAGATGAAGAACACAGAGAAATCTCTAAAGAAGGACAAGGATATGATGACAAAGAAGACGAATCTTTAGGTATGCGTACAGGAAAAGAGTCTGATAAGAAACAATCAATGAAAGATCGCAGAGATGACTCTTACGGTAAATTCGGTAAGAGAGATGAAGAACACAGAGAAATCTCTAAAGAAGGTCAAGGATATGATGACAAAGAAGATGAGTCATTAGGTATGAGAACTGGTAAAGAATCAAGTAAAAAACAGTCTATGAAAGACCGTAGAGATGATTCATATGGTAAGTTCGGTAAACGTGACTCTGAACATAGAGATGTTTCATTAGAAGAACAAGAAAAAGATGCAGGATTATACGACAAGTATGATTGGGACGCATCTACAACAGCAAGAAAAGGCATTGACGAAGAATCTGATGCTGAAAGAGACGATCATGCAGAACGTGCAGGTAAAGAAGTTGCACGTGATGCACATTACGACGGTCGTAAGCATTCAGGTAGAGATGGCGAAGATGTTGTTAAAGATTTAGAATACGATGACTGGAAAGACAGACATCACATGGACGAAGATCAGGGCTATGATGACAAAGAAGACGAGTCATTAGGTATGAGAACTGGTAAAGAGTCTGATAAGAAGCAAAGTATGAAAGATCGTAGAGATGATTCATATGGTAAGTTTGGCAAGAGAGATAAAGAAGACAGACATGTATCTTTAGAAGAAAATCTTAGAACTTTAGACTTGTTAGCAGAAGTAGGTGCTGAAACTTCAGAAGAACCTACTCAACCATTATCACAACATGATGATGAAAGACTGTTAACTAAAGAAGGCGCAGAGGATGCTCCTAAGGACTCTGTAAACGACGGTGAGAACGAAGAAATCACTGAAGTACAAACAGATGATCAAAGAGAATTTACTGTAGCAGAAGATAAGCCAGACTTTGCTGACATTGATAAAGATGGTAACAAAAAAGAGTCTATGAAAAAGGCTGCCAAAGATAAAGAAAAAGTTGACGAATGGGCTAACGATGCAGGCAAGAACGGCACCGATACTGCATTTGAACAAGACATTGAGTTTATGACTAAAGTTATCTCTGGTGGAGTTAACAAGCAAAAATCAACAGGTCAAACAACTATCCCAGTTATTGCTGGTCAAGAAGACAGAATGGGATATAATGGCGCTGATGTAGTTAAAGAAGGCTCAGTTGTTTCATCTAATGGATTTGCAACTATCTTAAACAAATTAGACAGTATCAAATAATAAAAATAAAACGTTGTACCCGTTTAAATACCCGGCTTAGTCGGGTATTTTTTTATCTAAGCAATAAGAACGAAGATTGATAAATACTAATATTAGGAAAGAATTGCTATGGCACAAAGAAATATTGACTTCGGAGCATTCCCAGACGATCCAGATGCAGATGCAATACGATCGGCGTTTGAGAAAGTTCAGTTAAATTTTACAGAAGTATTCGCAGGACTAGGCGATCAAGCAGTAGTCTCAGTTAACAAGACAGCAGGACCTGGAGTATACTTAGTGAACGGTTCCCCAGTTGGGAACGTTGTACTCGGCGCTAATATTTCTTGTGTACAGTTTACTTCTACTACACTATCATTGACAAGAGATGCACCAGGTAATGGTACACCAGGTGGTAGTGCAACAATTACAGATTCTACTCAAACACTTTATATCGATATGCCTAACAATGTGGCAAATATCGCAAACGTTACAGTTTCAGATACAGTACAAGGTAATTCAATTATAGGTAATTTATCTGGAGACTTTGGATACATCTTAGCAAATGCATCATCTGGTAATGGAAACATTACTGGTAATAATATGTCATTATCTAATGCTTTAGCAGTGACGGGTAATATTACAGGTGGCAACTTAAATCTAAGCACAGGACAAATCACAGCAGGTCCTGTAGTAGCAGGTAACGTATATGCTAACTCAGGCACAGTTAAAGGAACAACATTAGAAGGTTCTTTAGTAACTGGATCACAACCAAACATTACATCAGTAGGAAATTTAACAACACTAAATGTTGAATCAACAGTAACTGCTGTAGCATTCACTGCAAACACAGGTTTATTTTCTGGCGATGGTGGTGGATTATCGAACATAGTAGGAGCCAATGTAACAGGAGAAGTTACTAACTCTGCAACAGCAAACGCAGTAGCGGGTGCTAATGTAAGCGGTGAAGTCGCATTCGCGGCCACAGCAAATGCAGTAGCAGGTTCTAATGTATCAGGAGCAGTGACATTTGCAGGTACTGCTAACGCAGTATCAGGTGGAAATGTCTCTGGTGAGGTAGGGTTTGCCGCAGTTGCTAATTCAGTAGCAGGTGCTAACGTAAGTGGAGAAGTTACAAATGCCGCAACAGCAAATGCAATTGCTGGTGCTAATGTCTCTGGTGAAGTTGACTTTGCGGCAACTGCTAATAGTGTTGCTGGAGCAAACATTTCGGGTACTGTAGCAAATGCTACTTATGCAGATAGTGCAGGGACAGCAGGTACAGTAACAACTAACGCACAACCAAACATCACTCAAGTCGGTACTCTTACAAGTCTTGCCGTAACAGGATTTTTGAGTGCAGGATTAAGTGCTGATTTAGGTAAT